TTCGCCATAACCTAACTTAGCATTACTCCAACTCATATTAACATCATCAAATTCATCTCTATGAATATCTAATGTAATATTAATTATTCTTGGTCCTGAATTTGAATAAGTGTAAACTGGAGCTGAACGTCCTAATGCTTGGGTTGGTTGGAATGATGATTGCATACTATCACTAAAAGAATCTGGCCAATTTGGTAATCTCCAATATTGATATCCTTCATCTAAGTGCGAAATATAGATATAATTATTAGGAGCAATAGCCACATTATCTTTAGTATATCTTTTTATTGTTTCTTCAGAATAATCATATGAAGGTTGATATCCCATAATTATCTCCTATCTATTCTTCTGAGTATATGTCTACACCAGAAATACTTGTTGTAATAACTTCACCTTCTTCATTTTTTGATTTATGTGTATAATATTTTTCAGCATACTTATCTACATATCCAAGAGTATCTAATAAAATTGAACTTAAATCATATTGTTTACTATTCTCTTTTTGATATTCTATAGATGCTAAATCTGTTATTTTATCATAAATAGCTCGTTGATATCTATTTCTCCATAATCCTAAAGGTGAACCGTGCTCATCTATTTCTATTGGATTATTATTTAATCTTAAAACAGTTTCTACACGTTTTACATTATCATGTATTTCGTCTTTATCATGAATTACATTTCCTAAAAAATACTCAACAAGTTTATCTGCGAATGGATAACTTATCTTAGTATTTAAGCTTAATAATTGTAATCTAGAAATTGGAGTGAATTTACTATTATCTGAAAAATTTTCATAATTAGTTACATACTTATTTTGAGTAAAGACATAATTATTATTTCCAGTTCTCTTTTTAAAACTATAATCATTCCAACCTGTGTAATCTCCTTCTAAGATTACTATTGATGAAGTTAGATCACTTGGAACCTTTAAAAATAATTTTAAATCTTTTTCCATTAATGCTAATTCAGTATCAATATAATTTTTTGAACCATATGTTCTTAAAACTTCAGTATTTAAATTTTCACTTAATAATTTATCAAAAACTATTGGTTGGTTAAAATTCATAGTATTTAATTTTAGATAAGTTGATGGAGATAATGGAATAAATTTATCTCTTGTGTCTAAATAATTTCCAAAAATACCACAACACATTTCAATGACATTCGGACTGTCGATTGCAATAGTATATTTTTTAAATAATCGTACTGGAATCATATAAATCTTATAATGAGAATCCGTAGTGTCGAATGAAACTAATTCAGAACTTTTTTGAATATTTACAGTTCTTTGTGGATCACTATTAAGTGGAAAATCTGTTTCATAATTTATTTTTACAAAATCTAATTTTAAATGGCTTACAAGTCTATTATTAAAACAATTATATAAAGACATTAAATCTATATTATTATAATCTCTTTGGAATCTTAAGAAATCACCTAAATATTCATGAGTATAAGAATCATAAACATTTGAATTTAAAACTAAATTTCGTGTATGATTTAGATCTAATTTATTATATGCAAATGGTCTATTTTCATATCTAATCCAATTGAGATGTCCATCTGGTTGTTGAACACAATATTGAATATATCCATCTTTTATATATTCAATATATTTAGTATTTTCATGATATACTTTTCCATCACTATTTTTAACTATAGTTTTAAATATATCTTTTTCATTTTCTTTTTCATATAAGTGTTCTGTATGATAATCATAATTTTCTTTAGTATAAACACGGTAATTTGGTAAATGGAAAGAATTTAAATATTGTTTTAAATATCCAGTAAAAATGTGTTTATTATCAAATGTGAACATTTTCTATCTCCAATCTTAACCATGTATTGTATCTCTTACCCAACTTAAAGTCGAATTTGTATCATCTTTTACTGTAAATGTTAATGCTCCATTTGTTACATCTTCTAATAATTGATAAATACGTAATACACTATCATTAACATCTTCAATAGTTACTTCAGTATTTTCATCTTTAGCTTGAGCTAATTTATCACTAGATTCTTCATCTGCATCACTTAATGTTTTATTTTTAACGTCACTACCACTTGCATTTCCAACATAACCAGAAGAAGATTTTTGAACTCCACGTTCTCCAAGTCCTAAATTACCATCACCTCTAGTAACAGTTGTTAAATTAGAGCTAATTCCTAATTTATTTAACATAGCAGTTCCACTAAAACTACTTCCTAATCCACTTACAATAGAACCAATACCAGATAGTACTCCACCACTTAATGCTGCAACTCTCATAATATCTGCAACAGTTGTTTGTAAGTTAACACCAGTACCCATAAATTTAATATCTGGTAATGCAATACCACCTACAACGTCATCTAATAAACCAGCAGATTTATATATTGCATAAGTTACTGGGTTATTAGCGATATTAGCACCTAAAGTATATTTAAAGTTATCTCATCCGTTTTCTAGCATTTCACCAATGTTCATTCTGTTTTGAATAGAACCAGCCATAGTCATTAAATTATCAACCATACTATCATAACTTAATTGTCCAGAAATAGACTTTTTAGCTTTAGCATCATTAGCTAAACTTGCAATGGCTTTTAAATCTGATGCAGTAACACCATATAATTGAGCTAATTGTTGTTGAATAACACGGCTATCTTTAGATTGATTATAAATATCTCCTAAATACTCAACAACTTGTTCTAATAAATTACTTGTTTGGTCGCTATTTAAACCACTAGACAACATATCACTAACAGATAAACCAGCTCTATTTGCTGCCATAATTAATAGATTACCAGCACCACCTGAAGTAATACCTTCTAGATTACCTGATAAGATTTGTCCTAATGCTTTTGAAATACTTTGAACGTTATTAGCACCAACAGAATACATTGATCCTAACCATTTTTGAACAGTATATTCAAATTCAGTTGCTTCAGCTGCATTTGATAATGCTTCTACTTCATATAGATCAGATCTAATATTAGAAGCTAAATCTGATAAATATTCTGTAGTTTGATACATATTATTTAAAAATGCATTTAATGCAGCTTCCATACCAAGTCTACCAGCTGTAGTATCTTGTTGTTGGATACGAATTAATTTTGTTAATGTTGCATCATTTGCATCGAATGTCGCAGCAATCTTATCTTTAATAGTATTTAAGAATGCTCTTTGTTCTACATTATAAGCAATACCTTTGCTAACCATATCTTTGATATTAGTTACAATATCGCTCATTTTTACAAACGGAGACACAGCTGCAATACTAGTTACATCAGAACTAATCTTTTTCCAAATAGATCCACTCTTAGTTTCTAAATTAGATCCATATAATCTTGTATCTATTTGAGATTGCATGTTTGCAGTAGTTGTTATAGAATTATCAAGTTGTTTAACAAAATTTCCAAGTGCATGAGTTAATCCATCCAAAACATGTCCAAGACCGTGTTTTCTTTGATCTGATTCGCTCTCACCTTCAGCCTCTAAATCGGCCTTAGCATCATCTCTTTGTTTCTTTCTTTCTTCTCTATATTCTTTACTAAAGATACTAGCTAATCTAGCACCCATAGAATTTGTTTGCTTTAATCTATCATAAGCATCTTTTTTCTTTTTAGTAGATTCTAATTTTTTATCTGAAGCTTCTTGTTCTTTTGCTGTTTTCTTAATTAATTCTTTTTGTTGTTTAAATTCTTCTCTTATTGCTTCTTCTTTTTCTTTCTTTTTATTTCTAAGCGCTTCAGCTTCTAAAGCATTTACTGACTCTGCAATTTCTATTCTCTTATCAAATTCTTGATTAAGAGCTTCCATTTTCTCTTCAAATTCAACTTGAGACCAAATCTTTTTTTGTTCATATAATTTTCTTATTGCTTTTTGTTCAGCGGCATCAGCTTTAGCATCATTTTCTTTTCTTAATTGTAATAAATAATTAAGTTGATCTGATTCTTTATTAAGAGCCTTTTTTCTCTGTTCTTCTTTATATTCAATAATACTTTTTATACTATTTAATTGAGTCTGTAAACGACTAAGCTCTCAAGCTTCATCTTCATTATAAGTTTGTTTAGCTTGTTTTTTTAGATCTTCAATCGCTTCTTTAGTTTCTTTAATTTCTTCTCTTAAATCGTGTTTAAGAGGTATACTATTTAATGATGTTAAATCTTTTATAGCCATAAACGACTCCAATCAAATCAAATATCAGTTAATTTAGCAAATCAATATATTTATTTAATTATTAAAAATTTAATAAATAAAAAAGAAGTGTATAAAAAATTTTATACACTTACCTATTACGATTATTTCTTGATTCAGCAGCTTTTTGTTTCTGTTCTTCAATCTTTTTATTAATAGCATCATTTTTAGCTTTAATAAATTCAATTAAATAATGTCGTTCTACAACGCTCATTCTCATTACTTCTTCATATCCAATATGTAATGTATCACAAATAAACCAAGCTTCTTGAACTATTTCTTTAAAATGTTGAGGTGCGTAAAGAGTACCATCACTAGAATATCGTTGGTCTAAAAAATTCTGGTCCAAAGCGAAATGTGGCCTCTGATTTTTCTCCACATTCTGGGCAATGTACTATAGTTGAAGTCATACCACCAACAACTTCATTTAATTTATCAATTCCAAGTTCGATAAAACGTAGATCTTTTGCATTTAAGTTTTTAATATATTCACTTAATCTATGTTGATCTAATTGTTCACCATTAACATTATTAATAGTTAATAAGAATAATGCAAGAGATTGGAAATCAATTTTAGCTGTTTTAAACTTACGCTTTAATTCTTCAGCTTTATCATCAATTGCATCTAGTAAGTGTGGTGTTTGGAAATTTAATCCAATCTTGTCTCCACTAACTGGAAGTGTAATATTACTTCTTTCTTCAAACTCATCTAAATCGATTGGTTCACCTTCAAAATCATCTAGATTAGTTTCTACTTCGACAAATCTTCCACAATGAGGACATTTAATTTCCATTAAATATGTAGAACCATAAGTAATTGTTCTTAACTTATGTAATAGATATTGATAATCACCTAAACACATATCATAAACATGAATTGCTGGTTTTTCAATCATATTGTCTTCAATAAGATCTGCTAAAACTTTTAATGGAGCAACTGAATTACCTTTTCTCTTTAATTCATCAAATCCATTCATAGCTTTTAATTCAACTAAAGCTTTAACGTCCTTACTGTAAATCTTACCACGTGAAGGTAAATTATATCCTTCGTTAATTGTATACTCTGTTAATCTTTCTGCCATAATTAATCCCTTTCTTCATAATGTCTTTCTAAGATTTCGCGTATTAAAGCTGAAACTGTGATATTTCGTCTACTAGCTTCGGCTTCAAGTCTTTGCTTCAATGGTTTTGTAGATTCAAATGACTGGATAACTTTTTGACTTCTATCTAGTTTATTTCTACCCATATTTAGCTCCTTTACAATTTTATTACATTTAATTTAGCTAATTATTTTTATTAAATTTTTATTAAAAATATATTAAATAAAAAAAAAGAGGAAATTAATTCCTCTTTAATGTTTTCTAGCCATTAGAGCTATTTTTTTCCATATCTTCTGGTAATGCCCAATCGTATTGGATTGTTGCTGTGATTGTTCTCTTACCATCGTTTTCTTTATCAAATCCTTCAGTAGATAATTTACTAATCCATACACCATATAATGTCCAAACACGAACAATTTCATAATCTTGGGTGTAATGAATTAATGTAGCAGTTTTCTTATAATCAGTCATACGTCCACCTTTTTGAGTGAATGGATTATAAGCTTTATATTGCCAAGATTGTAGGATTTCATAAGTATGCATACCAATTACATCGTCTACTGTTAAATCTCCACCTTGCCATTCAGGTTTACCAGCGAATTTTACAACTTCATTACCACGAGTGTAATTTAATGGAGTAATATCGAAATCTGGTTCGAAGAATTTAGTAACGTGTAATTCTAGATTATCTTCAGCTTTCATCCAAGCATTTTCATTAGTAGCTTCAGGAGCTGTATTACCTGTATAAGTATAAGTTGATTTAAGAATTCCATCTAAACCATTAACTCTTAATGTAAAGAAACCAGTTCTGGCAGCTTCATTATTTCTATATTGGTCATCAGCGATATGGTGAGCAGCTAATGACTTATTGTAATTACTTTTATAATTTGTATCAGCCATATTTTTTTACTCCTTTATCTTATTCCAATATAGTATTTGTTTCTTCTAGAGAATTTTCTAGAGAAATAGTAATTTCAAAATCTTCAACTGCTTCAATTGGAACAATTCTAAGTGTTGCTGCCATAGTTCCTTTTTGAGCAACTGTAGTTCTTATAATATCATAATCTAAAATACCATCATTACTTACCATAGTATCTAGTAATGGAGTGATAGCACTCTTGAAACTAAACCATAATGTATCACTATTTGGATTAAATGTTTTAGAAGTTAATATATTATATAATTCCTTCTTAATAGTAATAATTAATTGTCTAATATTTAAATAATGCTTAGCTTTTAAATCATCAGCTTTTAAAGCAAATGCTGTTCTATTACCCCAAATATAATAATTACCTCTGATTTGAGCTACAAGGTTACAAGCTTTACTAACTGGAACTTCACCAACCTTAGTTGTATTTGTTCTTGGAGATAATTTATTAACTAAGACTTCACCAACTTTTAGTAAAGGATTCTTAATAACATATTTACAAACACCACGTTTATAACCAGCTACAGCATACCATTCTTTATAATTAATATCTAGATCATATTTAGCGCAAGCTAAATAGTAGAAAGACATTGGTAATGTACTATTTTTATATATCTTATCTTCTGCTAAGTATAAGTCAAGACCAGGACCTACGATAGCACTATATTCATCAGCAGTTGTTTGATTGATCCAACTTGTAATTGAAGTAGCAATTTGAGTTTGAGTTGTTAATCCACTATTTAAATATGTATTTTCATCGATATCAACTAAAGCTAAAATATCATTACGTAAAGTAGCTAATTTAGAAATATTATTATTTGCAGTTAATGTTGAATTATTTGTTAATCCAACACCAGCTCTTAAACCAGTTAATACATATCTAAAATCATATACTGATTTATCTTCTAATCCTTCATAGAAATCTTGATCTTCTAGTTCTCCAACATCTGTTAAACGTTTATATAAAACAGTATATCCAAGTCCTAATAATTCATATGCAATTTGATTTCCATAATGATTAATTATTTCACCTTCAACTTCTGGTTCTGCATCATTACCTTTAGCTGTCACAATAACATATTTATCAGTTGATGTGTGATCACCATAATTAACAATAGAATATGTATAATCTCCATCCTGTAATTCACCAATAACACCAATTTCACTAGGGTCAGTTTTCTTAATTGGTGTAGCTAACCAAGCTGTTGGAACTTCAGCTATAACACCTGCTAATTCAGCCTCTGTATAAGCACTTAATAATTTTCCTACTAATAGCACTTTTGCACCAGTATCTGGATCGACTTCCCAAATAGCAGTATCGTCTTCTTTTCCTAAAATTGTAGCTGCAACTGCTGGTACAGCTGGTTTATATCCTACTCTACCTACATTACTAGCCACTTTTCCGATTTTTTCTACAAAATCGTTTTGTTTTGTAAATTCTGCTACACCATTGATATCAAATAAATCTTTAGTATCTTTATTTCGATCTACAAATCCAGGAACTAATACTGCAAAATTCGCATATTGAGTTCTACCAGATGAAGTGTAGTCTTTTTCATATATATTACGATATGGCATTTCTATCTCCTTAATAATATATTAAACAATAATTAAATCAATTAATTTAGCAAATGATTAAGTCTATTATTTAAATTCTTGATTATTCTTCCATTATTGAAATTAATTTTTTCTTTATTTCTTTTGTGTCTTCTGTCTGTGTTTCTTCTTCAACACTAACTTCGTCTGTTATCTCTGCAAATAATTTTACAGAAGCTCCATCAATAGACCAGTTAGAACGAACTGGAACATTAAATAAGCAAGCATCTTGAACCTCTAATTTAATAGCCCAACAAGTAAATTGTCCTGGGAATAATCTTTGACTCATTTCACTTATATCTGAAACAGTTGGAGCAACTCTTATATTTGCGATGTATTCAGTATTAGTTCCTTGATAAGGAATAACAATACTAATAACTGGATTATTAATTAATTTAAATAATAATGCTCTAACATATTCACATCCAGTATTATAAGAAGCTGTAAATATGTTTAATTGGTATTCTAATTTGATTGGAATTACATTACTTTTTAATGTCTTAACATCATCTTGATATAAAGTATTACCATTAAATGATTTAAAGTTTTTAATATTTTGTAATAGTTCAATATCTTTTTCTCTATTAATCATTATTAATGGAAATTTTAGATCATCGTCTTTATTTTCATCAGCCATAACTTTAATAAATAAATCTGTTTGATCTGGTTTAAATATTCTTGGTGATGAAGTGACTTCCATTTGAGGAAAATATTTATTTATTTTATTTCAAATAGCATAATCATATAGTGCAATTCCAGAAATTGTTTCTTCTTTTTTTGTAGCCACTATTATTCTCCTTTTCAATCAAAAGCTTTTGTTAGAATATTACTACCTTTTAATAATCCATTTCCAAATGTGATTAATCTAGCTAATTGATCTAGTTTTGGATCTGTAATAAAGACAGTATATTCTGATGGAGTCATACACTCAATTTTGCTTTTATATATAATTAATAAACAGATATCGCGTAATTTTAATTCATATTTTTCTTTAAGTAATTTATTCAATTGTCTTTCTGTATCTTTAAAATCACAACTTAAAACATGTTGAATAGCATAATAACGTATTTTATGCTTTATTATCTTTTCATCATGTGGTTTATTTAAGACTATTGAAAAATGCATTAACTAAATCCTCTATCTTCTTTTTTATGTCCTCAGACATTTGATTTTTATTTTGATTATAAAGATATACAGATAAGTCAGTTAATAGGTGTTGATCTCTTAATTTAAAGTGACTTGATACTTTAATCCAAGCTTTATCTATATCAGCATTTTTTGAATATTCTGGTTTAGTACCAATAGCGTTTAATAATTCAGATTTAGCAATATAAGTACCTTCATCAGCTCCAAAGCTTAAACTATCTAAAATTAAATTCATTAGAATATTTGCATCTCGACCACGCCATAAATTCAAAAGCATTTCAAGTCCAACACTCTTCTTTTCTTTTGCGATCTTTCCAAATCCAGCCCAAGCATTTCTTAAAGTCATATAATCAGTAATTAAATGTGCTTCATCAAGTATTTTATCTTTAAAAAAGATACTTGTAAATTGAGCTTCAGTTTCTTTGTCTAATGAACTACTTGTGCTTTGTGACTTTAATATATCTAGAATATTTAAATATAGATCAAAAGTTTTTTCATTTACTGTAAAAGCTTTCTTAAAGAAAATTAAGTGTTTTAGTCCAAAGAATCCAGTACCACGAATATCGTCTTCTCTAATTTCTCCATTTGCTGCTCCATTATGTAAATATTGATATCTTGTATTAGCATCAGCAAACCATTTTAAACGAGCACAGTTATTAGTATGTAAAAAATATACGAATGGATTTTCTTCTTCAGTATATCCAAATTTAGTTAATTCAGTTGAAAGAGCTTCTCCTAAACGATTAATAATTTCTCTATTTTCATTTCCTCAATACTCATCTAAGTATTCTTCATACAATTCATCAAATTCACTACTATCATTAGTAGCAACAGCTTTTAATTCTTGAGTCCAATCTCTAGCTTGAACATCTTCTCTTAAAAAATATTTTTTATTAGACTCGTTAAGAATATATTTTTTCACTAATCGTCTCCTTCTAAATCTAATAATAAATTATCTGTAGATGATTCATAATCACTAACTAAAACTGGTTCATCTGTAGACTCATATTCTGGAGCAATTTCACATGCAATACTTGCTGGATAAATCATTTTAGTGTACATTGAAATAACTCTAAATAATCTTGGTTCTCCATCATCTAAACCAGTAGGAATTCAGAATAATGCTCCAACTTGAAGGTCATGTAAATCATATGGAACATGGATAATAGACGAATTTTCTTGTAATTCAGCTACCCATCCAACTTTTTTCATAGTCTTTTGATCTGGATATTGATCAAAGATACACCATACAGGCTCTTTTGGTTGATAATTACTTTTTAATTCAGCATTAAGATCGAATTCTTTATCTGAAAGTGGAGCTTGATACATAGCACGAACTCCACGCATTCTACACATTTCATTAAACCATTTTCTGTGAAATTTAATTTGTGGAGTAATTAATCTACCATAATCATTTCTTTTTTCTTCTTCACTACGTTTTTGATGTAAAAAGTCATCATTTTTTTGTTTAATATCATTCATTTTATTATCGTCCATATTAAACACCTTTCTTAAAAATAATGGATTGGATGACCAAGATTAGCCAGCCAATCCATTACTAATTAGTTATTATTAACTTTACCGTGAACTTTGTCACCTTCAACTGTATAATTATATTCGAAAGATTCAGTTATGAATTTCTTATCTTTAATATTTCCAGTTAATACTAAATTACAATCTTCGGCTAAAGTTTTATTATAACCATTTAAGATTAACTTGTCGTTCTCTTTATAAATATCATTGAAAATATATTTTGTATCTAAAATATTATCAGATTTATTAAACTTAATCTTACCTTCAACAATTAATCTATTATTAACTAAGTTAATATCATTTATTTTGAAGTTTTCTACGTTTTCATATATATTAATCAATGATTTAGATAAGCATTCCTCTAGACCATTCTCGTCAATTTCATCAAGCATTTCTTGATCAAACTCTTCTTTATCAGAATTTTCTTGAGGTTGTTCTTCTTTATTTAATACGTTATCAATTTCTGTATCTAATTTATCTAACATATTATCTAATTCAGCATCTTCAGTAATTTTCTTATCTTCAGTATGTTCATCTTCACATTTTTCATTGAAGATATCACTATTGATTAATTCTTTAAATTCAGCATCAGTTACATCATCAACAATTTCTTTACTATCTTTAGCTTCATCTAAAGTTTCAAAAACTTGATTTATATCGAATAAATCGATAAGAGTTCCAATAACATCTCCGTGATGACCATCATCTAATTCATCTCTAGATCCATTATTTAAGATATCGACAACATTCTTTCTTACTGCATTATATAATTCAGTAACCTTATTATCATCTTTTAAGATTTCTGGAGCAATAATCCATTCATCATCCATTGGATATCCTAAAGATTGATAAGTAGATTCGAAGATTTCACCACATCTTTCTGATAAATCATAGAAATCACTTAGTTTATTACCATAAGTAGTTGAGTCGAATAATCTATTATAATCTTCATCAGACATTGCTTCTGTTAAAATTGTTCCGTTTGAATTATTATTGAATGATTCTGTACGATGGTTCTTATACTCGTCATAGTCATCCCATTGTTCTTTATTATATTCACCACTTAATAAACCAGCATCATCTAAAGTTTTTAAAGTATTACCCATAGTTTTCCAACCATCATACTTATCACCATACTTAGCTCTTAATCCTTTAATTAATTCTTGTGGATTAATCTTAGGTGCTTCTTGAGACTCAGTTGAACTAGCATTAGTATCAGTATTTCCTGTGTTTTCAGCTTGAGCATTATTGGCAGGCTCTGCTTGAGCTGCAGCCGGTTGAACATTATTATTTTGAGTATTATTTTGATCAACAGTACCTTGTGCACTAGTATTTTGATTTTGTTGATTATTATTTACTTCAGTATTAGAATTTTCTGCTTCAGCATTTTGAGCAGAAGTATCTTCAAAGCTTCCATTACCAGCTTTAATACTACCATATAATGCTTTTAATGCATTTTTACCTTTTTCTGTTTGTTTACCACCAACAAACTCTGAAATAGTATCACTATTTATGATCTTCATTAAATCTTGATAAGCTAACTTAAATGTTTGGCTCTTTCGATTTTTATTACCTTCATCTTGAGCTTTTGTTATTGCAGCTACAAATTGATCTACATCTGTTTGAGGACTTAAAACTGTAAATGTAGCATCAGGTTGAGCTTTAGATTGTTGTCTAATAATATTTAAGATATCTTTAAATGTAGTTGTTATTTTATATTGTTTATTTTGTCCTTCTTGGATACCTGACATAAACTTATCACAATAAACGATATATTTACCACCAGTTGCAAGTTGATCTTTGTAGAAATTATCTAATGTAGATGCAAACTTTGGATCCATTATAGAAGTAAAAGCTTTAGCTATACCTTTTTTTATAAAATTAAGTGGACCTTCATTTAAAGTTTCTTCTGTTAATTTATTTTTAACAGATTCAGTTAAAGATTCATCTTTAGCTTTTTTACTTTTATCTTCATCATCTTGATCGTCTTTGTCATCTTTTTTATCAGAATCATCTTCAGAATCTAATTCTTTTTCTAATTCTTTTTCATCAGACTTATCAAGTTTCTTATCATCCATTTCTTCTGGTTCTACATTTTGAATAGCTGTTTCGTCAGCTTCATTATCGAAATCAAATTCAGTACTAGCAAATGGATTAAAAGCTGGACGATTGAATTCTACTGGTTCGAAGTCTTGATTAAATGGATCTTCATTGTTTACATCATTGTCATCTGCATGATATTCTGCAACGCCTGCGTCACCATTATCGAAAACCATTGTATTAGCATTTGGAGTAACTGTATCATCTACTTCATCAACACTAATTGTAATCGCAACAGCTTCATTTAAATCTTTTGATTCAGTATATTGATGATTATTAATAGCATTTTGCCAATAAGTAATCTTTTGGTTATATTTATTAATTAAATCAGTTTTTACTTTAATAGTAGCTTGAGCTTTTTGAGCGGCTTGTTCATCTTTTCCTAAGAATTCATCGTTAGCATGTGCTAATTCTTGTTCTGCAGTTTTCTTATCACCTTGTTCTTTT